ATCATCGATTCTAGGGCAAAGATCTTCAGACAAAGCAGCAGAAAAAAACGCAGCGTTACAAAGGGAATTCGCACAATCGGGCATTCAGTGGAAAGTGGAAGATGCAAAAAAAGCTGGAATACACCCATTATATGCCCTTGGCGCTAATACAGCTTCTTTTGCGCCAACACAAGTCGGAAGCTCGTACGAGGGTCTTGCTCAAGCTGGCCAGAATATTGGCCGGGCCATTGATGCCACACGTTCGAGTACGGGTAAAACTGCACAACTCGCGGAAACCCTTGCAACCACACAAATCCAAGGCGCACAACTTGATAACGAAATTAAGCGCCAGAGGCTGCTATCAGATATGGCCCTCAAGAATCAACCGGGGGCAGCAGCAGGGATACCATCAGCGTCACAAACCAATATGATACCAGGACAAGGAAATACGCCAGCAATAGGAGAGTTAAAATACGAAAGAGAAGTAGCACCGGCCGCTTTAAGCGCACCTGTTTTAGAAGCCGGTGAAAACCCGGAAGTCGCGATGTATAGGTCCAGAAAAGACGCATGGTCACCTCAGATTCCGCAACAACTAAGCGAGCCGTTCGAAAAAGATTGGGTCTCTTATTACCAGTGGTTATATCGCAACAAAGTGTTGCCAGCGTTCGGGTCAAACATGTCGCCGCCACCCTGGGTTAAACTTGCGCCCGGCCACGAATGGGCCTACCATATGGGGACCGGAGAATATTATCAAAGGCCGGTCAAACCAGGAGGCTCGAAATATGCGCCGTTTTCGCAAAGCACGTGGACGTACTAGTCGTCGCCGGTATGGCGGCGGGCGCCGCAGAATGAAGCGTCGTGGAGTTCGTCCGCTTCGTATAGGTTATAGGTTCTAATGCGCTGTAGCAAACCGCTAGTGATGAACGGGAGTGCATTTGGTTGCGGCCAGTGCACTCCCTGCCGCATTAACAGACGCCGCATCTGGGCACATCGAATTATGTTAGAAGCAGCTCAATATAAAGATAACTGCTTCATTACGTTATCGTATTCAGACGAGCATTTACCGGGTGATCAAAGTGTTACGCCGCGCCAACTATCGGCGTTTATGAAACGGTTCAGAGATAGAATCAAACCGCTCAAAGTACGTTACTTCGGTGTAGGAGAATACGGAGATGCAACTTTTAGACCTCACTATCACGCGGCACTATTCGGATTTCCTCGTTGCAGAAAAGGACTTTCACGATTTAATTCAGAGGGGCATTGTTGCAGTACTTGCGACGTCATTAGCTTATCGTGGGGCATGGGTAATATATTCGTTGGGGACCTGACAATTCAAAGCGCTAGCTATATAGCTGGCTACGTCACCAAAAAAATGACAGGAGAATTCGACCCTAGGCTAGAAGGGCGCAGGCCAGAGTTCGCAAGAATGTCGTTGCGCCCCGGTATCGGTGTCGGTATGATGGATGAAGTAGCTAGTGCACTGCTTACGCACAGGCTAGACGAAAGAATGATAGATGTACCAAATACGCTCCGGCATGGAGCTAAAGAGATGCCTCTGGGTCGGTACCTTCGTCAAAAGCTACGAGAGAGGATAGGGCGTGATAAGAAGGAGCCGCCGGAGGCTGCAAAAGCGCGTAAAGAAGAAATGCAGGTTTTGCGAGATCGCGCGTTCAATAACTCGCAAAGCCTATCGTCGGTTGTGGCAGAGGAGTACAAAGGTAAGGTAGCAAACATTGAAGCACGCAACAAAATATTCAGGCAAAAACGGAGTATCTAATGTCTAAACGGTACAAACACTCGCTATCGAACACAAAGCTTCTTTCATGTGATATGGGGGAGCTTGTTCCAATTGGACTAACAGAAGTACTTCCAGGAGACAGCATTCAACAGGCCACGTCTGCATTAGTGCGCGCAGCGCCTCTACTGTCGCCGGTTATGCACCCGGTACACGTCCGGATTCATCATTGGTATGTGCCGCATCGATTAGTGTGGGATGATTTCGAGAAGTTCATTACCGGGGGGCCAGACGGCAACGACGCATCAGTTTATCCGACTATTACAATGCCGGGAGGCGGTGGGGCGGCGGTGGGTTCACTTGCCGATTATCTCGGTGTTCCTACCGGAGTAAACTCGTTAGAAGTATCGGCACTGCCATTTCGCGGGTACGCAATGATTTATAATGAATGGTACCGCGATCAGGATCTAAAAACCGCTCTCACAATCGATCTCACGTCGGGCGCGGATACGACAACAAATACAACTTTGCAAAACATCGGCTGGGAAAAGGATTATTTTACAAGCGCCAGGCCGTGGGAGCAAAAAGGACCCGCGATTACTATACCGTTGGGAACTACGGCACCGGTACTGGGCATCGGTGTTAACTCAGGGACAGCGAATATAGCGTTTGGAACAGCAGTCGTACAGGCCGACGGGACAACAATTCCGGTGGGTGCACGAGGTTGGTCATCGGCTAACGTAGGGACGGGCGACTTTGATAATAGCGCAGGGAACGCAGGAACCGGCAATCATCGCCCGAATATAAGAGCAGATCTATCGGCGGCTAGCGCCGTGACTGTAAATGTGCTAAGAGAAGCTCTCGCACTTCAACGTTATCAGGAGGCTAGAGCACGTTATGGATCACGATACACAGAGTACCTTCGATACCTCGGTATTTCCTCAAGTGACGCACGCTTACAGCGACCAGAATATCTCGGAGGTGGTTCGCAAACTATCCAATTCAGTGAAGTTTTGCAAACGGCTCAAGGGACTGACCCAGTCGGCGAAATGCGCGGGCATGGAATTTCTAGTTTACGATCTAACCGGTATCGTCGCTTCTTTGAAGAGCATGGCTACATCCACACCTTCCTCAGCGTTAGACCTAAAACCATCTACGCCAACGGTCTCTTCAGACATTGGAATAGACGAACAAAAGAGGATTTCTGGCAAAAAGAACTCGAGCATATCGGACAGCAAGAAGTCCTAAACAAAGAGACGTACGCCGCGCACTCAGCACCTAATGGAATATTCGGGTATCAGGATCGATATGATGAATATAGAAGAACTGAGAGCAGCATTGCGGGAGAATTCAGAACTACTCAACTCAACTTTTGGCATATGGCGCGCATCTTCGCGGCTGACACTGCTCTCAACGGGACTTTTGTTGACTGTGTTCCTACAGAGCGTACGTTTGCGGTGCCTTCAGAAGACGTCATATACGTATACGCCAGACACAACATTCAAGCCCGGAGACTTGTCTGCCAGACTGGCACCAGCTTCATCTACTAACTGGCCTCAATATCTAAAGGAAAACAGACCATGGGAAAATCAGCACGAGACAAACACAACGAACTCGGGGAAGAAATTATTGACCCGGTTCCGATGGCTCCGCCACTTAACTACAAGCGGGAGCCATCACTACACGAAATAGTTGCACAACAAATCCGCTCTAGCAAAATACGCGAGTGGGAATCACAGTTCGGGCCGGAATCAGAAGAAGAAGCCGACGACTTTGAAATCGAAGGCGACACCGAACCAATGAGCAAATACGAGAACGATCATATACCCTCGATCAAAATACTCAAACAACAGGTCGAGGAAATCAAAGCAGAAATCGAAAATCAAAACAGAAAACAGGCCGTAGAAGACTACTACAAAAAATTTCCAGAAAAACGGCCACCGAAAGAAGAGGCGGCGGCGGAGCCGCCGCCTTTTAAAGACGAGCCACCGGAGTAAGAATTCGCTTGGAGCCGCCCCTTACGAAGTAATAGGGGGCGGCGACTGGCGAATTCGCTTGGTGAGTCCCCGCTTACTTTAGCCCGGATTGAAGCCCGATTTGACGCGCAGCGGCAAGGGCTGAAAGCCGGATCAGCTCCAACTCAGTAGGTTACTTGATACCTACTGTACTAGGTGACAGATGGCCCGTAAGTCCTCTAACTCCAGATCTACAACTAGGGCGAGCGCGACTTCATTATCAACACCTCAGTCGCTAACGCAGTTGCTCCGCCCGCCTATGGGTCCTCTGTCGCCTACAATAAACCTGACGGAGGATTATAGTGAAATCTCTACATTCGACGGCAGACATCACCGCCCAGATGCGTCGATTAGAAGCCCAGGAGCTCTTACACGGGCTCATAGCAGACTTAATATCGATCGCTTTGCCGGACTCAGATCGCCAGTGGCATTCAGTCTACCTAGAGGAATTGCGCTATGTCAAAGACGCGAAAAACGAAAACAGATTATGCATGCAATTGGCGCTGCAGGTAAACGAAAAACCGGGCAGCGACCTAAAAGGCTTAATGCTTGGTCTCGCGTTAAATGTTGAAAGGATCAACAAATGATTGGTGCACTTATCGGGGCCGCCGCTAGTCTCGGATCATCGATTCTAGGGCAAAGATCTTCAGACAAAGCAGCAGAAAAAAACGCAGCGTTACAAAGGGAATTCGCACAATCGGGCATTCAGTGGAAAGTGGAAGATGCAAAAAAAGCTGGAATA